GTGGTTTGGCGACTCTTGTAAGCGTGAGACTTTGACAAGTGCCATGCAGATTGCGACTTCGTGAGGCTCGATGTTACGTTCAAGGTAGGCTGACCAGAGTTTGGCGATTCGAAGGTGATTGAGAGCTGCCAAGCCGTAATCTTTACCGCGGTCTGCGATGAGGTCTTGGGCTTCGTTAAGGATGTCATTAGCGCGCATTAACACTCACGCGCTGACTGTTCTTGCCAATCGCCAAGCCTTCACGCTTGCCCTCTGTAAAGCCTTTGCCCCAGCCCACAATAAACCAAAGGACATTGGCTAGCATTAATAAAACAATTACTGGTACTTGTAGATCCATTTGTTTTGCTTTCGTTCTTGTAAGCATTGTTGCTTACTGGATTACGGTCTCACATCTGGCAGACAATTACACGTTTATTTTGATAACGAAACGGTAACGATTTAGCCCCAGCGTTTGCCCTGATAAATGAACGATCCATCTTTGGGATCGATTGGGATAAGTTCAGGCGTGAAGCGCTTACCATGCAAAGTACCTACGACAAAGCCCATCTGCCAGTTGGCATAACCTTTTGTGTAACCCATACCAGGGCTTGAAAGGTCTACTAGATTCCCAACCTCAACACCCCAGACAATACGTCCGTATCGCCCTCCAGAGGCTTCTGAATGGGCTGAAAGTCCTAGTCTGTGAGTGTGTCCAGATACGACTGATTTACCCATACGCATAGCACCATTCAAGGCTGTTTGTCCAGGCTTGTTTGATAGTGGGAAAGCATCTCCGTGGCAAGTATGCCAACCAGGAGCAAAGTCAAAACCGTTTGGATGGTACTTAATACCAGCCTTGTCGTATCCCATAAACTTGTCATAGCGCAGCTCTGGCAGATTCATAAATGCCGGTAGTCTGCGAGATAAAGACTTGTAAACACGCGCTCCATGATTGGAGCCAACTACATCAGTAACGCCCAGGTATTCGAGAATCTCTAAAGTAAGTTTGCGATCCTCATCGATGTTGCCTTCCACCTCTTGCCAAGGTTGAGCGAATCCACCAAGTTGAGGTAGATCAATCTCGTCACCGATACAAATGGTTTGGTGAGGCTTGTAAGCCCTTAAAAACTTGCCTAGATTCTTGACTGCTGCTTCATGAAAGAACGGGGCTTGAATGTCTGAAATCCAAGCAATTCTTTTGACTGTCATTAGTCCTCGTCATCGTCCTCATAGTCACCAAACCGCTCTGGCTCGATAGGGTCTGGCAAGATCCAACCTGGATACGACTGAACATCAGTAATCATGAATAGAGTGATGCCCTCGCTAAAACCAGCCTTGCGTAAGGATTTATAGTATTCATGTAAACCGATGCAGTAAGCATCAAGTTTTGAATAACCTTGTTCCTCTAGCGCCTTGGTAGGTTTCTTTGCCATGTGTATAAGTGTCCCTTACTTATTAAGAAGTTCCATCATCTGTTCTTGGCGTGTCTCTATTCTTGCCAATCGGTCAGCGAGAGATGATCCACCATTCGGTGTAAGAGTCCACAACCAACCGCGAACCAAATAACGCAAACCGCCAACAACAATAGCAAGCGTTGAGAAAATAGCGAGAACAAGTCCCGCCCAATCATTTGCTGTCACCGTAGACCATAGGCTTCATCTTTAGGATTCAACCAACGCATAATTGGCGGGATCGTTGCTAACGCACCAGCGTAAGCGATGTTCTTTAGGTCAGTCTCTCCGGCAGCGACAAGTGCAAGAGCAGCTGTTAGAAACGCTCGTCCCCAACTTGCTAACATCTTTTTCAGGTCTTGGCTCATCTGTTCCTCCTAGTAACGGGATGTTAAAAAACTTCGAATCCGTATCGCCAGCCTTTGTAAAACTGACGTGGATGTGCTTGGTGTGTGGATTAACTCCGGTGTATTTGCGCCAACGCCAGAGGCTTCTAGCGCTTGCAATCTTGTGATTAAAGATGACATAAGCAATGCGTTTATCTGTTCGGGCTGCAATTCGTATCTGGTCGGCAATGTAAGCAGCTGTAGAGGCTTGTTCATTGAAATCAGCATCGAGATCGATAGCGCGGACGTACCCTGTATTAGGGTCAGGGTTATGATCGCTCTTTCGGCTGGAGTGCTTTGCATCTCCGATTGTGCCGTCAGAGTTACGCTTTCTGTCAGGATAAGCATCGTCTGCCTGTTCTCTTAATTGAACAACTGATTTAGACAGTTTAGGCTTCATTGGTAAACCCAATAAGAACTTCTATCTCAACCCATTGCAACAATGTTTCGTCCCATGAATAGTTTTTCCCATCTGTAGGAACTGCTGTCGGTGGTTGCCAATCATAATTATTATCTAAAGTCCAAGATGCGAAAGGTTGTGGAGAAATGAATACATCTGCAATTGGATTATAAGTAAAACCTACTCCAGCAAATTGCTTACGAATCTTGCCATTATAAGAAGTGCGAACACACACCTGACTACGATAATCTCCGTACCAAGTTTCTGGCAATAAACCATCAATCGTTTCAGTTTCGTCAATGCCGACAATTACCTCGGTGACAATGTTATTTTCATTTAAAAATGCGTAATGTGCCATTATGTCCAACTCACATTTCCTGTGCCAGCAGTAATTGTGGCGCGCTTAAATCCGCCCGCTGGTGAACTTTCTGTACCTGTTACACCTGCACCGAATGAAATTGTGCGAGTGTCTGGGTATTTTAGAATTACAACACCTGAGCCGCCATTTCCACCTGATGTTGCATTTGATGATGCACCGCCTGAAGCTGCACCGCCGCCCCCTGAGCCTGTATTTGCTGTTCCTGGATCACCTGCTGCTGGTACTGGTGGAGTTGTTGCATCGCCACCTTTTCCTGAACCAGCCGATGATGCCCCGCCAATTCCGCCCTGATAGCCTCCGCCACCACCGCCCCCTGCACGATTTACAGATGTTCCTGTTATCGAACTAGCGAGTCCTGCTCCGCCTGCTGTGCCTGAAAGACTTGAAACATCGGCTGCTGTTCCACCCGCACCACCGCCACCTGCTGATGATCCCCAAGTCGAGTTTGATGCAGTTCCGTTATTACCTTGACCTGATGTTGCTGTTCCTGCTGTTCCGCCATTTGTTGCTGAACCGCCTGAACCACCATTACCGCCATTATTAGCAACCAAATTACCTTGTGCGCCAAAACCACCGCCATCTGAGGTAATTGTACTAAAGACTGAGTTAGACCCTGCTGAAGTTGAAGTTGTTGTTGCTGCTCCACCTGCACCAACAGTTACTGTGTAATTAGTTAAAGTAGAGACCGTGAGAGTATTTGTTCTATAACCGCCAGCACCACCGCCAGCACCCGCATAAGAGTTTCCAGCCGTACTACATCCACCCGATCCACCGCCAGCAATAACCAAATAATCAGTCGAAAAACTAACTGCTGCTAGTGCAGCTGAGTTTGTTATTCCTAAAATTGGATTACGCATTAAGCAATACCACCAATAATTGTCCATGAGTTAGCAGCTAGTTTAATGGCACTTGCAGTCTTGTAACGCGCTAATACTGGTGAACCAATAACTGCTCCTGCTGAAACAACGGTGGTCGTTCCTGGTGTAGTTGCTGTGATCGTAGTGATACCGGCACCCTTCATGTAAATGTTCAATACTGTTCCAACATCAAATGCAACGCTTGCATCAGTTGGAATGTAAAAAGTATTGGCAGAAGCATTATCCATTGTGACGATTGTATTTGTGGCATCGCCTAGGACAGCAGTATAAGAAGCACCAGTTTGAGCATTGATAGCCAAACTCATGTCATCTTGAGCAATCCAAGTAAAATCGAGATCGGTATTAGTTGCTTTGCTTAATACTTGACCAGTAGTGCCACCCTTTAGATCGACAAAGGACGTGTCCACTCCACCTAAAGCGGTACGAATAGCAGCTGCGCCATCCTTGACAAGATCTGTGTCGTCTGGTGTTTCCCAGCCGAAGTTAGTTGTGGTTGCCATTTTTCTCCTTTATCAGGCTACTATTGTAGCGTCAATCCATTGTAGGGTTGGGCTTAAAGTGTTCCATGTTTCGGCTGCTGAGACTCCGTTCCAGCGAGTGGATTGGAGGCTGAAGGCAGTTGGTGAAACGGTCAAAGTTAAGTAAAGCGCATTGTATCCAGCGGTAAAAGTCCAACCCTCTACAAAGCCTTGGAATTGTCCATTAGTGATGTTTGATGGCAAATCGGTAATGTTTACAGGTAGACCCATAAATACTTCTAGCAAAGCATCTCTATCGCTGTCATCGATCTCAGGGCTAGCAAGCGGAAAAGTAATTGACTTAAATTGAGCCTCTGGGAAAGCGCGCAAGGCTAGATAAAACTCAGCCTGATCTAAAGCATCTGAAGCGTTTTCTAATGAGGTTGTAATCTCATAAGATTGTTGTCCGTAAACAGCGATTGAATCTGCATTTAATGCCGACTCCTGAGCGTTCGCCTTGTAAGTAATCGTCACGTTATTGCGGACATCGCCAGAGCGCTTTGAGGTTCTGATCCCGCGAGCCAAGGCATGAGAGCCAGTTAGATCCACATAACCATTAGTGGCAAGATAAGAACTGCGATGAGTACTATCGGCATAACCAATTCTGCCCTGTGAATCCTCAAAGAGGTATCCGAGTCCAGATGTAGCCAAAGATGATACAAGGCTGTAAATGTCAGTTGTGCTGGATGATCGAGCAGTTAATTCATAGTCGCCTGGTCGATCAATCTCACCAAGCCCTGAGTTTTCAGCATTAACCCAAGTTATTGTTGGATCGTATCCAGCCCAAGTTTCAGCAGCTGGTACTTCATTCCAAGTATCAAACAAGGCTTGACTAAGAATCGTATAGATTTGATCTCCGTCAAAGTCTTTGCTTAAAACGCCCTCTGTGAGGGTTTTAGGAAGTTTAGACAAAGCACCCAAGGCAACTACCTTGATTCGCTCTGAGATAGCCGTGGATGAGGCTTGAGTGACTTCGACATCGATGTCTGTTACATAGCCACCAAAGAGGTTTACAAAAGTGCCAGTAGAGTCTTTGACTTGAATGTTGATCTGGTCATTGATGTCCATCTCAATAGGAGATAGATCAAGGTTAAGAATCTCAACATTGCAGTAGCCGGCATAAGGTTGCGAATAGATGTCTTGGCGACCAGAAGTAATCGTAAGGTTAGCAAGGGTAAGATTTGTGTAATCGCCCCCACCGTTGATCGTAAGGTTCCATTCAGGAGTCCATTGACTCATGCGATTAGAGCCGATCCAGGTCCACCGCCACCGCGATAAGAGGACTCGTTAATAATCTCTACAATCTGACGGGCTACGCCTTCTTTGTCCAAGGCTCCAGTTACGTTGATGTTATAGACAGGAGCCATTGAAGCATTCTCAGCCATACGGAATCGTCCAACATCGAATGAGCCAACAGCGGTTGATGCAGCTACTGCGCTAGATGCAACCTTGGCTACTGAACTAGATCCTGATGTTGTTCCACTTGTACCAGTCGAGCCACCGCCTCCGGTGTTTGAAATGGTTGGCGCTGTGTAGGTTGGAGTGCTGACCTTTGGCGCTGAAACTGTTGGCGATGTAAATGAAGGCTTAGAAATGGTTGGGATGTTAGGCAAGATTGGGATCGAGTTGTAAGCCTTGATAAGGGCATTGATGCCATCGATGGCTCCTGAGACTAGATTACGGATTACGTTAATAACACCGCCTACGATGTCCACGACACCGGCAGCAATCTTTGCCACGAATGTAATCGCTCCACCCAGAGCAACCGTAAATACTGGCACAATGTAATCAACAATAAATGAACCAAGTGCCTGAAAAGACTCTTTGTTTCGTTCGATTGCTTCTTTGAGTGGATCAAAAAGTTTAATAAACTTCTGAAAGTCTGGAATGACTTTATTAACAATAAGATCAATAAACCTCTGGATAATAGGCAAAAGGTTATACCCGATTGTTTCAACGCCTTCATCAAAGGCTACCTTCAAACGATCCATACGACCTTGGAAAGTCTCAGCATTCTTAGCAGCTGCTCCACCAAAGAGATCGCTAAGTTTTGTCTGAACCTGAGTAAAGGACATTGCCTTCAATTCAGCAGCAGTTAATCCGATACCTAAGCGACCAAGAGCTGCGCTGTTTCCATCGTATGCTTTACCTAGGGCATTGGCTACGCCTTCGAGAGGCTTTCCTGTTTGTGTAGAAATGTCAAGAGCAAGAGATAGTAAATCCTGAGCCTTTGAGACGTTGCCAGTTGATAAAGCCAAACGAGCAAGCGCTGGACGTAGGTTGTCGTCTGCAACGCCAGTAGCGCGAGCCATCTTGTCGATGGAATCCTCAGTAGCTGCAATCTGGGCTTTAGTTGCGTTTGTTGCGTTCTCTAATGCTGAGGCTAATTTAACCTGGCTTTGTTCATCGGCTAATGCAGCTTTAACGCCATCAACGCCAATCTTAACTGCATAGGCACCGGCAGCAGCAGCAGCCGCTAAAAACGCTGCACCTGCTACCTTGCCAAACTTTTCTAACTTGCCAGCGGATGTTTCGACATCACCATTGGCAGCCTTTAACTTCTTATTAAGATCATCAACGTCAGCAAGGATCGAGAGTTTAAGGGTTCTATTACCTGCCATTAATCCCACTCCTTCAAAATCTGACTAAATGCTTCCTCCCACTTACGAACTAGATCCGGTTGAATCTGTCGCAGAGTTGGGTAGATGAAGTAACCTGAGTTACCTCTGCCCTTGTTAGGCGTACGTTTTGGGAACTGCTTAAATCTATTAGATCCAAACTCCATACCGTAAAGTAGATCAAGAGTTGAACCGCCACCGCTGAACTTCTGACGAGCAAAGCCGTAACTGAACTCACCAATCTTTGATGTTTTGCTTACCTTAACTCCATCAGCAATACGCCTAGCAGCAGTACCTGAAACCGTACGAGTCGCTGCTGCAATCTTAATCTGTTGAGAAGCGTATTCAGCAAGATTAGAACTTTCCTTTTTAGCAGCTTCAACGGCTTCATCTGACATACCTTTGAACGCTCTGGTAATACCGCGTAAATCTGTTTTGTCATAAGCGATCTTGACTTCATCTGCCATCCGATCGCTCCTTCAGTATCTCTATCGCGGTTAAAATGTCGTCTGCATCCTCCCAGTATTGCATCGGTATCCCCGTCTCTATTGCTAGATTAACGAGGATCCGCCTTATGCTTCCTGGTTGGTGGCTTTTGGGCTATCGTCTCCGACTGTTACATCTGCAACGGTTTCAGACCAGATCTCGTAGGATTTAACAGGCTTTCCAGCGTTCTCTCGCTTGTAAGCGTTATAAGCCAGAAACATTAAGTCCCAGATTCCGATCTTGTCGTTTGCCTGAGAGATTGTGTTCCCTGTTGCCTTTTCCCACTTTGCCCACTCAGGAGGCTGAGCCGTATAAGTTGCTTCGTCTCCAGAGTTGTATGTAATTGTTATTGGTAGTTTCATCTATTGCTCCCGTTTGTTAGATTTTAACTGAATGTGTCTGCTGGTGTTCCAACTACTGTTAACGCCCAAGTATCGGTCTGTGCTCCTGGAGCACCGCCACCGACTGTTGGATAAACAGGCAATACGTTACAAGCAAAGACTGCGCCTGTAACTGCTGTTAATGAAACTGCAAGTGTGGTGTTTGGATTTGCATCAGCTGCAAGCCACATTGCTTCGAATAATGATGAGGTTGCACCCCAGTCAGCAAGTAACTCTACGTTAAGAGTCCATTGATCGTCTGTGTGCTTGTAAGCCTTGCCATCAAGTGTCTGATAGACATCGATAGTTGGGCTGTTCACGAGAGTCACGCTAGTTGTCTGAGCATCGTAATTAGTCGTTGCGATGGTTAGAACGAGGTCGCGACCCGTAATGACTGTTGTTGGCATTATTGGTTCTCCTTATGCTGTCTGCGTATACCAGGTGGATACGCGTATGTCCGCGACTAGCAAGTTACTAGCGCCTACTTGTGTGACTGTTGGTCGATCAACTAACTGGAGATCGTATCCAGCCGGTATGACCGCCACAACGCTTGTTATGAGTTGTTCTATGTTATCAAGTGATGCAGGGTTGCTGTTATAAGCAACGCAGCACGTAATTGTGTAATTCAACTTGCATCGAAAGGTGCTCTTGCCGATTGTCTCAAACTCCATGTAAGGAGAATCCGGTACTACGACAACAGCCGGTGCTGGGATCTGCTCAGGGACGTAACTAAATACGTTTGCTGCAACTCCAGATAAGGCTGTGGCAAGAGGAGTACGAACTGCTGAAAGAATAGTGCTCGGCATTACTGAGCCATTGTTTCAACATCGATGTAAGGTCCAAGTAGACCCACGACACGATTAAACAAGCTGCGACCCATTCTGTATGGCGATGGAGCAAAGTCCACGCCTTCAATCTGTCCGCCTGGAGCAGTACGAGATTGGAATACTTCAACTGAAACTACGATGATTGCGGATTCGACCGCTGCAACTCCAACATACGTTGAAGCGCCTGTAAGTGTTGCGGATCCGCTAGGAATGACATTTCGTTCGAGAACATCGGCATTAGTGATGTCTGCTGTAAATGTGTACACATCGACATCAGCATTGACTGTTCGAGTGCCGTTAAAGGGAGATCCGCATCCTGCGATGACAACTGATTGTCCTTCGGTGAACTCATGGATTCCTACTGTCTCAAAGGTTGCGACATTATCAGTCAGCGAAACCTTAGCGATTGGTGATGCAAAAGTTGTAAGCAAAGGCAAGATAACTGCCTCAGATGTATCGATGATGTCATCGAGATAAGCATCGTTATAAAGAGCAGACGAAACACCAAGCACCGTTCTCAACTGTGCAGCTGTGATAATACTTGGCATTTCGTCCTCTCTAAACGACTGGCGGGGAGATCGGGAGCAACCCCCCCGCCATGATTAATTAAGCGTTCTGGTTAAGTGTGAACGCACCGCCAGCAGTCAAAGTAACTGCTGAGCCATAGCCGTAATAACCAACTTCAACCTGACCTGTACCAACGATGTTAGTACGTAGTTGTAGTGGACCGGCACCTTCGTACCATGTAAACGCTTCGCGGTTTACCATGATGATTGAATCATCGCCTGTACCTGAGATGTATGGATCTACAAATACTGGAAGTCCCATTACTGAACCAACTGCGTTACCTGGCTCAACTACGCCAAGTCCGTTTGATGAGTTACCAGCAACGTTGAATAGAGGACGCTTTGATGAATCTGTCAAAGCGATCAAAGCAGCCCACTGATCTGGAGTTACGATAATTCCAGTTGGGAAACGCTTTGTTGCATTGTAGATTGATGCTGCACCGCGTGAGATGTAGCCAGCGAACTCATCGCCATCGAATGGAAGTGTGATAACTGTTGAATCAAGTGTTCCAGCCTGTAGTGCTGTAACCATTGCAGTATCTGTTGCCTTTGCGTATGCGTTAGCCATTAGGCGAACCAACTCGTCAAAGAATGCTGGTGATGTGCGGTCAAGAACCTCAACATCGAACTTCTGCATTCCCGCGTACTTGGCGACTGAGCAAGAAACATACTCGATCTCTGTCTGAGTATCTGAGAATGCACCCTTTTCAGCAGCAGCAGCTACTGTTGGAGCAGTCTTTACGCGAGGGATTTCAAAAGTCATTCCCGCAGCAGGCAAGACAGCATTACGAACTGCTGAAATTGCAGGACGGATGTTTGTTGTCTTTGGATCCCAAATTGTTGTTAGTTGAGGAGTTGGTACAAGACCAGCAACCTCAGTTGTTGTTGTATCTGATGCAGCAGCAACATACAACTTAGATGTCTC